CACCGGAAACGAGGACGCCGGTGGCGGCCAAGATAAGGGGGAAGGCGATAATAAAGAAACCTCAAAAGGTCAGGATAAAAACGCCAAAGTCCCTCCAAAAGATACTCAACAAGGAAGCGACGACGGAGCTGAACCCGAGATACGCAAACGACTCTCTCCGCAAGATTTCATTATTCAGCGTCAACAACGCAAATTGTCAAGGCAGGCAAAAGCCAGCGATATTATTTTTGAAGAAAATAATGAAAGCGAAGAGGACGAAATTGCGCCAGAGGACGAAGCTTTAATTAAAAAAGTTGTCGCGCCAATGCTTCAACCAGTCCTTGAAAAGACATTGCGGGCAGAGGACGAGCAGGAAATCAAAGAGTTTCTGACACTCAATCCAGATTTTAAGCCGTTTGAAGCCAAAGCCAGACGCTTTATGCAACACCCTTCGAGAAGGCAGTTGCCGATTAAATCTATCTTTTACGAGGTAGCCGGCGACCAACTTCTTAAAATCGGCGCAGACCGCAAGGCAAAAGCCGATGAGAAGGCAAAGCAAACTCAAACTGGAGGCGGCTCTAATAGAGCTGGCGAAGGCGAGGGAAGAAGCGACTGGGAGTTGTCAAAAGAGGAGTTTGAAGCAAAAAAAGAGAGAATAAGGCAGTCCGGCCGTCTATAAGGTCGTTTAGCCAAATCTCTCACTCTAATAGGTCAATAATAATTAACTTAAATAATTTTTACTACAATGCCGAATACTACACGGACACAAATCCCGGCAGAAGTGAATAACTTTTATGACAGAACCCTGCTTGAAAGAGTGATGCCATTGTTAACTCACTTACGCTGGGCGCAGATAAGGGACATACCGAAAAATAGTGGCACAAAAACCATTAAATTTCGCAGATATGGCAACTTAACTGCTGCTACTACCCCATTGCAGGAAGGTATAACTCCTGCTGGCAGTCAGCTTTCAGTAACCGACATCACCGCGACTGTCGCGCAATACGGTAAAAATATAATTGCCGTATTCAAATCATTTCTAATGTCAACTATTTGACAACTGGGAACTCTTGCATAATCACCGTAGAGGTGATACAATAAGAATATAATAATTTATTATATTCTTATGAAAAAGCAAGACAATCAGAGGGAAGCGACTTTGTATGCTTATGTGGCCGGAATAATAGACGGAGAAGGAACTATCAGGATTGGAAAAACAAAGACAAATTATTATGCCTCAATTAGCATAGTAATGACTAATAAAAAAGTAATTGAACTAATAGCGTCTATATTCGGCTCAAAAGTAAGAACAGAGTGCGTTCCTAATAGGAAAATAATTTATAGGTGGGGAACATCTGGAAATATAGTTATACCCAAAATAATTAACGAAATTTATCCTTATTTGATAGTTAAAAAAGAACAAGCTGATTTAGTCCTTGAATTCTGTAAAAAATATCCAAAAGAAATAAAAAAATGTAGGATTTGTGGATCAACAAAGATACAGGGTTATAGCTTATGTCCAAATTGTTATGCAAAGATAAAAAGAAGAGGAGAATTAGAAAATTGGAAAATCCCATCAGCAAAATTTCTTCCTAAAAAGGAACTACAACGCAGAGAGGATCTTTACCGAAAGATAAAGAAGCTCAATGCGGTTGGAGCACCCACAACGACTAAACGAAATGACACGCGAGAGCGTGAAGTGATAGTCTGAACTATACAGTGATGTATAGAAATAGGCAGAAATGACCTATTACCTCATAAAAAGAGGATCAACAAATTGGATTACATCACGGTTACTGACGTTCTAACTTGGGAAAGTGAAGACGCGGTTTTAATGGAAGCGGCTGAAATACTTGGCGATCAAGCAGCCGATACATTGGATCAACTTTGCCGCGACATCTTAAACGCTGGCACAGGCGCAATTTATTCAGGAAGTGGTAATACTGCAACAGCAGACGTTGCCGCCGGTGATGTAATTGCTCTTGCCAACCTTGACAGTGCTTTGGCCACCCTAAAAGCCAACAATGCCAAAAAGATTACAAGGCAAATCAATCCTTCAACCGGATATAACACCAGCCCAGTTAGAGCTGCTTATGTTTCTATTGTTCACCCAGTTATCGGGGTGAAAATTAAAACACTTGCGACTGCGGCTAATACTTGGACGCCAGTTGAAAAATACGCCAGTGGCGCGGACGTAATGGAAGGCGAAATTGGGACTTACAACGAAATTCGTTTTGTTGAAACCAACAACGCTAAAATTAAGACCGGCGCTGGCACAGCTGGAATTGACGTATATTGCACATTGGTTTTTGGGGCAAATGCTTATGGTATTACCCGAATTTCCGGTGAAGCTTTGAAAAATATCGTCAAGCCAATCGGTTCAGCAGGTTCAGCCGATCCGTTAGACCAGCGAGCTACTTCTGGTTGGAAAGCAACTTTTGTTGCTAAAATTCTAAACGAGAACTTTATCCAACGTATAGAATCAGCCGCTGTCTAACGACAAACCGCCTTTGGAAAGTCGCGCGCCAAAGTCCTTAATAATCAGGAAATAAATTCTATGAGTGAAAAAAAAGTTAATCCACTCTTAAATGACGATCCGGGCGAAAGTCCTGAACCCGCCACTAACGAGATGGAAAAAGACCAACCAGCGAAAGCGGAAGCCAAAAGTTCGGCAACCAAAAAAGAAGCCAGCTTGAAAGCCGAAGCAATCGCCAAGTTTCCAAAGGATATTGTGGCTCAAACCAAATATATCCTTGACAATTCTGAACACGTTAACTTTATCGTTCCAAAGATTGAAGGTGAAATCGGCATTGAGCAAGTGCAGATTAACGGCTACAAGATAGAGATAGAGCGAAATGTAATGGTTTCAATACCAATACAGGTCGCAAAACTTCTTGCCGAAAAATACCGGATAGCTTTGGAAGCAGGTAGAGAATACAGAATTGACAGCCGGCCTGACAAGGCCGAGCCATTGGGCTAATAGTCGTAATGCTCAATAAAATTAAGTAATTTAATCAACTCCTATGCTAAAAAATTATAATGTTAATGGGTGTCTTAAAGCGCCGGGATTGACCATTGGATCAGGTGGAAAAACAACTTTTGCCTACGCAAACACCTTTCGGGTGATTGCCAATGGCTACATTTCTGACGACGTAACGGCAGCCGACGCACCGGCCTTGACTACTGCAAAGGATAAGAATGGCGATACTCCGGGCAATTTGGCGATTGATTACGAGCGCGCATATACTTTGCTGGCTTCGGTCAACAAAGATACTGGCGCTGCAACATTCTCGTTGGCTGCGAGTGATGACTTCGCAGAAAATCACGTTTGGAAGATTGATGATATTAACTGGGGCAATTCCGCAAACAACGACAGCCACAAAGTTGTTGTTGGATTTTGTATTATATCCAACACAACCAATGCCTTTGTTCCCGGAACAACCGCTCTTGACGCCGCAGGCGTGACAGTCCGCTACTACGACAATATCGTAGCGTTGTTCAGCTAATAGCATTGGATAAGAAATAATATCAACTACAATGTCTAAAACTATTACAACTTCACCAGGCGGATTATCGGACGAAGGAGTTCGTTCCGCTCTTGGTGAATTACAAAGAAACGCAGTTGATATGGTGTTGAATACAGCAGGATTGACTACTGGATCATCAGCGAAGGCAAAAGTTAAGATAGCCAATACCATATACGCAATCATTGACGGCGCTTTGGTAAAAAAGACAACAGCAGAGATTGTTTTGTCCGGAACTGTTACCAATGCCAAATTTAATGTGTATGTGTTGACAATGATTGCTGATGGCACTGTTACCGCTACAATGGGGACAGAAGGCGCTTCATTGGGCGCAGTTGTTTTCCCGGCCGTTCCAGCTGATAGTGTTGTTATCGGTTTTGTTATCGTTAATCCTACCGGCACAGGAAACTTTGTCGGTGGAACAACTAACCTTGACGATGCAACCGTTGTTCCCAATGCGGTATATGTAAATACTCCGTTCCCATTCAACATCAACGCGATCGCGTTGTAGTTCCTGGAAATCGTTTAAGGAAATCGCCAAATAAGCGATATGAATTATTCTAAATTCGCAACATTGGTTCGCTACTATACAAAGACAAACTCAACAACTTTT